AGCACACCGAAGCTGTAGTAAGGTAGTGTCCCATTCCTTCGGGACGGACACTTATCTGCCTGCTACATCATGCAGCAACCAGATTGGAGGGGATGACGGTTACCGTCACCATCCTTAACAATCGTTGTTTCGAATTTGCCGTAAGATTGAATCTTGTTGGCAAATTCATCCAGGCGTAAGCTTGGTAATCCCTGGTCGGCTTCAGCCAACCAAGAGATTTCAACCTGTTCATTTGGATTCTTAAGACTCCAAGTCCAGGTTAACGATTCAACATTGAATACCTGTAAAGGTTTCAAGATCGTTAGGACGCCCTGGTTCTTAAGAACTTCCCTGAGGGCAGGCTCGTCCAATTGGTAATCCTCTTTATAGAGGAGGTCCCAAATAAGCGCGTATCTGCGCTTCCACGGCATAGTACTGTACTTATGTACAGTCATGTCGCCGCAAAGCATCTTTTCAAAGAGCTTTGCGCGTTGACGCCTTTTGATAAAGTCGTCAAGAAGCCACCATCCTCTGGACTTAAGTTCAGAGATGACGGCTCTAAGCGGCAGTTCTGGGTTTATACCCAGCTGCTGCTTAACCTCCCATAGGGGCTTATGCTCCAAATAACGAGGTATCCAGGACATCAGCGTAAGCCGATGGTCCTCGTGAATACGGGTCAATAGAGCTTTAGTTTTAAGCTCCATTAGACCACGTTCCACTTCACTCGTGGTTAACGATCTTAAGATCGATAACTCGAGGTCGGTCACATCATTTTTAATGATGCGATCGATCATCTGTTGGGTCGGCTTAGGCAGAGCCCAAAAGATATCCTCTAACTCATCCTTAAGGATAAGGCCGAGGCCTCCCAGATCCTCCGGAAGGAGCATCTGGTAGTAAAGGGAAGTACCCTCCTTAGGAAGGTATCCCTTCATGCGGGCAACGAAGCGGTCTCTGACCATTCTTACATACCCTGAAGGGTATGTGTCCGCATTAAGCCAGTCGAGGGTTCTACCCAACGACTTGGCTTTACCGATAGCAATATTTCTATCGTTCTGTACCTCGATACTCTTAGAGATCGGGGACAGTAATCTGACCTTCACGGAATCAACCCATGGAGATCGGATATATTCCTCAGTTGAGCGATTAATCGCCTTCTGAGAAATAAAAAGGTCTCTGCCCTTAAGGGCAATGACCTTTTCACAGTATTTAACGGCTAAACCGCTAATGCTGTGTTTCGTTGTCGAGATCTTAGATCCCCAACGTAAATGTACGCGTGTGATACCTTCAAGGTAATCACGTGGACCATATGCGATGTGATCATCACCTCCCACATGGAAGGCGCGCCAACCGGCTTGAGCCGGCCAACCCCATAAGGGGTTTGACGTGCCTCGTATGAAGTATTCTCGCAGAGCGAGTTCTTCAATACACAGGTTATACAGAGCCAGAAGGCCCTTTGTCATGGGTTCTCCCATGAGTATACCTGTTTTCTTTATGAACACTTCAGTGTCCGTAAAGACAGCTCTCTGGCTGGTTACCAGGTTGAGAGCAAGAGCGATAAACGGGTCTTCGACCTGCAATCCGCTCATAAATCCATCACACATCTCGAGGATGAGTAGTGGATTTAATGCGTCTGTTGCCTCTTTGAGGTCAGACGATAGGAGTAGTCCATCGCTAAGCGGTGAGACTTTCCTTAAGAGCGCCAGGTAATTCCATGCCTGGTCGGTCTTTTCAAGCCCACTCTCTGCAGAGGGATGGGCTTTAAGCAACGCCTTAAGGGTATGACCCCCTGGCTGCTGCAGAATGATGTTCCACCAGGTACTGGTGGTCACCACTCGGGCCTTTCCTCCCGGTTCCGGGATGGAAAAGGACCTTGCAGGGATCGGATTTAAAATGCGACCCTGCATATCTATAGCGTTTTCTGAGAAAGCGGTATAGAGAGCAACGAGGTACACTTGTGTACCCATGGCCTCATCGAAGCCATAGTAGCGAATATCGCCACTCGCTTGCTTAACGACGCCGTCTAGGTCACCTAGTTCGCCGTCGCGGAGGAAATATTCCTCTCTACCCCACGTACGCCAGCGGGCTAAGCCTGCGACGTCCTCGACCTGAAGGCCTAGGGGTAGCGTGATTGTCCGGGATTCTTCCGGGACAACGCGTAATACGTGGAAGAGATCCTTCTGGATCTCTACGAATCTGCCTCCATTCATGGAGGCCGTCTCGAAACTCCCCGCTGAGCTTAAGCTCACGTGGGGAGCCGATTTAGGGTAGCCTCTTAAGAGGCGCCTTAGTTTGGTGCCAACGCACTCTCCTGCGGACCTAGCTTCTGCCAGGTATTCGCTTGAGGGAGACGCGCTGGTCGTTGCAACGAAGGTCTGAAGAGCTTCTTGCATTTTCCGGTGACCACCAGCCACAAGCTGGCGGGTCGACGTCAAATGGGCGAGGAACTGAAGTCCCTCTTTCCCATTGAGGAGATCTAAGTTAACCACTAAGTGGTGTCTTAGAATCCCCTGGAAGATGTTATACCGGCTTAAGCTGGCCTCTTCCAAAGTTATCGCTTCTGTCTTAGACAGGAACAGATAATTACAGAACTCTTTCCAGTGTTCTGTTACAATATCTACATCATAAGATGAGATTTTCACTATCTTCCGAAGTAACTTCAATAGAAGATGGTGGTTCTCCTCTGTTTCTTTAAAGAAGAGA